TCAGCTAGTGGAATTGAAACATTTTACAATGAGATAGGTTGTAATGACAGCTATATTAATTGCTTCAATCAGCATTGGAGTTTACAGCCTTTTGCAAAGGCAATTAGATTGACAATTGAAAAATCAATGAGAAAAACTAACCTTAAAGAATGTTCTTTTGCTAATTTCTATGTTCCTAAAAGTGTATATTTCAATTGGAAGAAAAAAAGCATAAAATATGAAAAAACTCAATCAGAAGTAAAAGCTTTTACGACAAAGGAAAAGATACAACCAACTACAATAAGACTTCCTAACAATTATGTTGTAAAGCATTTTAAAGATGTTGTTAAAAATTTAAATATGACTTTATCGGAAGTGGTTATTACTGCTTTAGATTTTTTCATGAAACAACATAAAGATATATTTGGCGAATATAAAGGTGAAATTGACGAAAGTGCAATACAAGAGAATAAAAGTTCTTTAGTGTTTGCTTATTGCGATAAAGAATTGGTTAACAAGATATGGAAAACATTACAACGAATTAATCAAGTCAATACACCTGCTATTAAATTTGGCGAGTTTGTGGAAACTGCTTTAGCTGAGAAGTTGGAGAAAGTTCCTATACAATATACAAACCCCCAATTATTTGAGGAATATAAGCAATTGCAAAAAGAAAATGTAAGGCTTGAAAATCAATTAAAGGAAAGTGAGTTGATATAGGAGTGGCTAAAAATCTATTTAATAATAACCCCATTCCTAGTATTGATGAATGGGAAAATGAGCCTTGTCGCTTAACTGTGTTAGATGAGGATACGGACACAAGAATGGCAATAAAAGATAACACAGCAACTGAAGCTATGGTTGCTGAAATGCGAGAAAAAGTTAATAAACGTAATAAAGGTATTGCGGTATTAATTGACGAAAACAAGGGCGAAAGTGCTAAAAATTTATCTGAAGCTATATTTGCTTTAGATAGTGCTTTAATTGAAACGGATATAATTAATAAAGTAAAGAAAAACATTAATACACCTAAAGACCTTGCAGATTATGTAAAAGCAACAGAAATAATATATAACAGAATGATGAAGTCAATGACACAAACTGCTGATATTGATGACGCTAAAAAAGGCAATAAAGACTTAAAAATTGGACTTGCTTTTGGTGATGGTAAAATTGCATTGGCAATAGACACGAATGGTGGCAGTGATGAATAATAAAGAATATGAAATTAGTAATAAGCCAAACATATCAGAGCCTATTGCAAGTAAGCTAAAGTTTGGAATTTGCAAAAAGTGCAAAGTGCAATTCAAGCAAGAATGGGATAATAAATTAGGTAAATATTCAGATTGGAATATGTGTTCTGATTGTCGAAGCACAGAGAAAAAAAACAATGTTAAAAACTATATAATAGATTACAATCCTTTTGATTATCAATTATTAATGCACCAAAGTGAAGCAAGATTTAAAATAATTGCTGGTGCTATTCGTACTGGTAAGGATTATTCAATGACATTTGAATGCGTTAAATATGCCTTTGATTGTGCTAATGAGAATAGACCTAATACAATGATACCAAAAGTAAGAGCTTGGATAGTTGCTCCTAGTGAAAGCATTGCAAAAGAGGATTTTAACCAATTAAAAAGAATTATCCCTGCTGAATTAGTTGCAGACTTTAACAAATCAACAAATAGTTTGCTTACTAAAAATGGTGTATTGTTTGAGGTAAAATCAGCATATGACCCTGAAAGTCTTGTCGGCGTCGCACTTGATTGTGTACTTATTACAGAAGCAGCAAGAATAAAAGACCTTGAGGACGTATGGAGTAACTTAGAGGGTCGTTTAAATTCTCCTGGACGTGGCAAAAATGGGATGGGTGGAATTGGGCTTATTAATAGTTCACCTTTAGGAAAAAACTTCTTTTATAAAATGTGGCAATGGGGCAATCCCAATAATCCTGAACGTGACCCACAATGGGAAAGCTTCAGATGGCAACATTGGGACAACCCACTTATTAAAAAAATTGAAAATGAAATACAACGCAATGGCTTAACATACAGACAAAATCTTGAAAAACGTATGTCAAGCAATAGATACCGACAAGATTATTTAGCTGAATTTCTTTCAAATGAATATGATGTATTTCCAAAATTCACTGAAAATTGTGTTGAAAAACTACCTGATTATTTAAGTGCTAAGGAAAGAAAAAAGTTTATTGAAGAATGGGAAACGCCACTACCCTATTATACATATATAATGGGATATGACCCTGCAGGAACAAAGGACAGCGCCCCAGTAGTTGTAATTGAAAAAGAAACAGGAAAAATCAAATACAAAAAAGACCTTAAAAATCTAGGTTGGGACGGACAATTTGATGAATTAGGATATATTCAAAAGCGATACAATTATGCTCCAGTAATATTTAGTAAAACAGGGCATGAGATTATACCATCACAGCTTGATAAACGAGGAATATTATATGAAGCAAAGAATGAACAAGGCCAGAATAAAGCAACATATATAGAAAATTATTCAAGGTTAGTTGAGAATAAATACGTTAGACTTCTTGATGATAAAGATGAATTAACCGAACGCTTTAAGGACGAACACGAAAACTACGAACGTACCGTTAAAGGAACAAAGGTACAATATTCTAATGGTCGAGGAAGTCCTCATGACGACTTTGTATCAGCTATGTATATGGCTCTATCGGATTTTGAAACGACAGAACAGATAATACCTTATATGGGAATAATGGAAGCACTTTAAGATGTGCTATTTTTTATGCCATTTTATATTAAAAGGCGGTGAAAATGAGTTTGGCAATTATAAATTTTGGCAAAAAACAAAACAAAGATTTATATACTGGCAAAGTAACACAAATTGATGGATATAACAACAACATTTATGCACGAGAAAGCAAGGCAGTAGATTTACTTAATAGGCTAAGACAGACCTATGATGTATTTACATCTATAGAAATGTTAGTTGATGAACATCCTGATGTATCAATGGCAAGGCAAATGTTACTTAGTTTATCAAATCAAGGCGGAAAGATTGAATTTAGTGGAGGACATTCAAAAAAAATTCTTGCAGAATGGGAAGAATTTGCAAGCAGAATGAATGGAATTTCTTCAACAGGACTTGACGGCTTTGTTTTGCAAGCGACAGATAACTTCATTACAAGAACAGGCATAGGGTATGAAATAGTTGTCAATCAAAATTTAACAGATATTGATGACATATATTTAGTAAATCCTAAAACATTAATGTGGAAGCTAAACGCTGATAAACAAACCTTTACGACATATCAGCTTGTTAATGGGAAAGAAATTGATTTAAGCAAAACTAATTTTAGGTGGATACCATTTAATCCTAATACAGGAAGCCCAAAAGGAACGTTTTTATTTAAGGCGGCAATATCGGCAGCAGATATGCAATTAGAATTTTTCAGTTCAAGTCAAATTGTTTTATATCGAGTTGGTGTTCCACGATATAAGGTAACAATTGATTTAGAAAAAATCATGGCAAGTGCGCCAGCTGACGTTAAAAATGATACAACAGGAGTTAAGCAAAAATCATTTGTGAATGAAGTGATTAGTAATGTTAAAGCAAATTTACGTTCAATTGGAATCAAAAATGATTTTGTTGTAACAAGTGACACCGATGTTGATACGGTTGGAGTCAATAATTCAGCTTTCTTTCAAGGAATATCAGCTTTTGCAGAAATAATAGATACGCAAATGTTAAATGCCCTTAAAGTACTTGGCACACTTATGAATAGGCATAATAGCGGTGGCAGTTATGCACTGTCAACAGTTGAGTTTAAAGCTATTGTTGATATGTTAGAACCAGTACAAAGAGCAATTAAGCGAATGGTAGAAGATATAGCAAGGGTATGGTTACAAGTCAAAGGATATAATGCAACAGTTAAATATACTCCTAATCCTATTGAATGGCAGACGTTTAAGGATAAGATTGACTATCAGATAAGCAATCAAGAATATTGGAGAAAAGCTGAAGAATATGGACACATTTGTCCTGACGAAGCTACGCAAAAAACAGTTGGCAACGACAGAGCTTTCAACCCTACAGAAAATCTATTCCAATATGTTAAAAATGTCAAAACAGAAAATTCTAATAATAATTTAAACGAAAAGGATGGTGATAAATAGTGAAATTTGGTGTTGTCTCAAAATCAATTAATGATACTGATGAACAAAAAAATAAAGATTTAGCATTAATTAATCAATTTAGCAGAAAAGAATTAATGCTTAATGACGTGTATGTTTTTCCTGTTGTGATGTGTAACAATGATATTGATAGGGATTTAGAAAAATTTTCAATTGATACCTTGAAAGAGTTATCGCAACTTTTTAAAGGCAAAACAATGATTTTTGACCATAATCCAAAAGCCTTAAATCAAGTTGCACGAGTTTTTGATACATACATTGAAGAAGTTCAAGGCAAAAAAACAAAAGACGGTGAAGTTCTGTCTAATTTAGTTGGTAAAGTCTATATGCTTAAAAACGAAAGTAACGCTGACTTAATAAACAGTATTGACGCAGGGATACTTAAAGAAGTATCCATAAGTTGTAGTGTTAAGGAATGCAAATGTTCAATTTGTGGGATTGATAAACGTAATTTTCAATGTAAACACAAAAAAGGTGAAATATATGAAGGGAAGTTATGTTTCATATCTCTTGAAAAAGCAACTGACGCTTATGAATTATCGCTTGTTGCTATTCCAGCACAAAAAGGTGCATGCATTACAAAAATGTTTAATGATACAACAATAGAAAGTGAGGAAAAAACATTGGAAATATTCAAAAAAATTAAAGAGCAATTTGGTGTTGAAATTAAAGAAGATGATACACTTGAAAATGCTCTAACGGAAATCAGCAAGAATTATAAATCCCCTGAAGTTGTTGATATAAAAATTATTGACAATGATGACGGAAGTAAAACAGTAATGAACGGTGAAATCGAAGTTAAAAAATTTGAACTCCCGGTAATTGAAACTGACACAGAAGTAAAAGAAAAAGCTAAAATGTTTGATGAAATCAAGAAGTCTGCAATTGATGAAGCACTTAAAAATGGGATAAAGGCAAAAGGTGAAACTTTTGATAATGACCGTTGGAGTAAAATTTTTAACGGTTTTTCTATTGATGAAATTAAGGCTCAATCAGATGAGTGGTTTGATGACGCAAAGAAAACATTTAACGCAGGCAACAGGTTGACAGAGAATGAGGATTCGGCAAGCAAATATATGGGGAAAAAGAATTTTAATTTTTAAAGAAAGACGAGGTAAATAATTATGGCATTAAAAAATATTGTTGGTAAAGCTGTTGTTCTGACAGCAAATGATGAAGTCGGATTTGGTTCAGAGGGCAATTCAATTTTAGGTGTTGTTACAAAAATTGAAAAAGCTGGCGATACTTCTGTTTACCCCATTAGTTTTAATGGCGTGAGAGAGGGTGCAACTTTTAAACTTAATTCTGCAACACGCGCAATTCTTGACAACACCGTAACTGATGATTATGTAGTAACAGTTGAATTTGGAAAAATGTTTGAAAACATTCCAATTTCAGCAACATCAACAAAGAAACCTGTAGCAGGTGATGTTGTTGTTGCAGATGGTGCAGGTGGACTTGTCAAATATGTTGAAGCAGCCGTTGCAAGTGAAAAAGTTCCAGTTAAAGCACTTACAGCTTATGCAACCTCAGTTGATACTACAGCTAACGTTGCAACAATTCGTATACTATAATATTTTTAGGAGGTAAACAATTATGGCAAATATTAAAATTACAGAATCTATTATACAAGGTGTTCACAAGAGCGGACTTTCCGTTTCAGATATTCTTGAAAAAGAATATGAGGGTGAATTAGCGGATAGACGTTCTAAAAACGAGAAATTTAAAAATCTTTCTGCAACAAAAATAGCAATTATTGACGCAGGTATTGATGGTAGCTGTTTGGTTGACAAGCTGTTTACAACTTCAGATAATGATTTTCTTTTTCCTGCTTATTTAACTGACCTTGTTGACACAACATTAAAATCAAGTGATGTTATGAAGTATATGGTTGCAGGCGAAACAGGTATTGACAGCCTTATTCTTAAAGCTCCAACGCTAGATTTGCTATCTGATGAAAATAAATCTAGCACCAAATTGCAGAGAGTTGCAGAGGGCGCAGATATTCCAATGAAAACCGTTCAAATCGGGTCAAAAAGCATTGAATTATTTAAAAAAGCTGTTGGAATTAAGCAAACATACGAAGCAATGAGATACATAAGAATTGATGTTGCTTCACGTTTGTTCAGAGCAATTTCAAATGATGTTGTTGGACAAAACATTTCAGCTATCACAAATATTCTTGTAAAAAATACATTAACAGATTTAGGAGTAACTACAACCACAAATGCAGTTACAGCTGATGAGCTATACAATGCTTGCGTTGCGTATGCACTGAAATTTGGGTATGCTCCTACAACTATTCTTGCTGATGAAGATATGTTTAAATCAATTGCAAAAATCACATATAATAACAACAATGTATTTGGTGCTAACCAAAAACTTGCATTGAATATACCTCAACTTAACGATATGTCACTTGCTGTTATAAAAGCTCCTGTTAGTAAAAATGCAACAAAGAACAGAGCTCTAATATATAATAAGGATTTATCAATTCAAAGATATGTTGCTAATGGTTCCAACATCTCAGAAGTTCAGAAAAACATTACTAATCAGACTGAAATTGCAACAATTTCCGAAATTTCAGGATATGGTTGCTTAATTGAAAGCTGTGGAGAAATTACTTCTGCATAATTTTATGTCTTTATACAGCCCACTTGAAATATAGTGGGCTGAATTAAATATATAAAGAAAGCAGGTTGTTTATTATGGGTGAAATGAACACATATAGCAAAGATGTCATTGATGAAAAGTTTAAGGGGATTGATGAAAAATTTGAGGTGTCAAATCACAGAATAAAAGACCTTGAAAACGAAATGAAAGATACAAAAGACTTAGTTAATGCAATATCGGCAGTTGATAAAAAGGTTGACTTGTTTGCAAGGGACACAACAAACAAAATAGACAATTTGACTTGTAATGTAACTGAGATTAAGCAATATGTAGAGGAAAAGAGAAAAAAACCTGCTGAATGGGTTGAAAAATTAATATGGTTGGTTATTGCTGGCATAGCAGGATATTTAATGGGATTTATTTTTAAATAAAAAAGGAGTTGTTTTCTTTGGCAGAATTATTTGATGGATTCAATTCAAGAGTTAGAATGTTATTAGGCACTAACGAAACATTAGTAACTGACGCAATGCTTGAAAGTTTTGAATTTAGTGGAATGGCCACGAAATACATAGATAGTTTAGTTACAAAAACTGATTTATCAGAAACTGAAATTGAATTAAAAAATAGTTGCTATGTATATCAAACAGCTCTATATATTTTGCCAACACTTCAAAGCAATTCAATTAAAGTAAAGCAGACAACTAATGCAAAAATTGAATATTCGCAGAATACAAAGCAGAATTTAACTGAAACAATAAAAGACAGGCTGTGTCAATGTTTAATATCGCTTGATGTGAGTTTTGCAACAAGCATTAATAATTTTTCAATATCAAATGAAGATACCGGATATGGAGGGAGCTACTTTCATATATGAGTGAATTTGGAAACATAGTAAATGAATTAGGGGAAATTTTAGACTTTGGAACGCAAACAATTAAGGCGAGTTTAAAGTCTAGTACAAAGGCTGTTTATAGCCTTGCTAACAGGGCTTGTTTTGTTGAGGGGCAAACTATTAAGGGCAATCCTCAAATAGCTAGCGGCGATTATTTTCAACGCGTTTATGACAACTCTGTTTATTTTATAACGACAATATTAACCGAACCTTTAGCAGATGATTTATTTTATATATATGCTACGAAATGTAATACAACAATTACAATACAAAGGCAAACAGAAACAAGAGATACATTTACAGGCGACTTGATTAATGATGGTTGGGGTACTATTCATTCTGATATTAAATGCTTTAAAGATGTAGCAACACGCTCAAACAAGACAACTAATGACGGTTTATTAGACCAGACAATTTTCACCTTAATAATTCCTCATAGTTACTTAATTTCAGAGGGAGATAGAGTTGTGATGACTTCAAATCAAAAAGGCATTGAAACGGACACAAATTATAAAGTTGAAAGCACAGGCAATCAAATAGAGGGCGTCGATTTAGTTCAAATGAGTTTAGATTTAAGATAGGAGAATGAAATATGAAATCAAATTACAAAGGGAAAGTTGAAGCAATCAATGAGTTTGACAATAATTTAAAAGAGGCTGCAGTTAATGCACCTACTTTAGAATCAAGAACTGCATTAACAAGCGAAGAAATTCTGGGAGATAATTTCGTTAAAATTGCTAGAGAAAAGATTGGTGCTGACAGCATTTTATTAACTGAGGAAATGATATCAGCAGAGTTACATTTAGAACTTGTTAAAAAATGCATGGATAAACTGTTAAGAACTGAAAAATATAAGGAAAATGAAATTGAAATAAGAAATATTTCTATTGAATATTTATGTGCTTCAATTTGTAAAGCATTAGCTAGCAGGGTTAAAAACATTAAATTTTCAAGTTATGCAAATATTGATTATTATCAAAAGCACGTTAATTTTCTTTATAAAGCAAACAATGAAAAAATCAGACTTCTTTCTCAATTGGGATTGATGTAATTGGAAAACAGAAAAAAACTATATTTTAATTCTTCAAGAGCAATAGCGGAATTCAAGACAAAAATTGAAAAAACTGCTGACGATTTATTAAATGAGTATTATGCAGAAATATATAACAAAATAAAAACTACAAGCGGAAGAAATTCATTAACAAAGCTTTCAGAAAATCAAGAAAAGCGTTTGAAAAGAATGGTAATAGGTGGAGCAAGTGCAATAATGGATAGTTATGGCACAGGTTCATTGCTTGACAATAGAAATCCCTTTCTTAGCGAATATAAGTCAAGCGATTTATGGAATGATTTAAGAACAGGAAACACTATTGTTGGCCGTAAAAAAGGTGCATATAAAAATATTTATGGTGCGACTAATTATTCAAGTGGTAAAATGGCTGGGAAAAATGTAGAGAGTATTTCTATACCACGTTCACCGTCATATGCTTTTCAACACGCTGAAATATGGTTTTTAAAAGGTGGCAGAATTCATAACGTTTTAAGTCTTGTAATTAAAGAGTTTTGCAGAGGAATGTATAAGTATTTTGAGTTTAGATAGGTGGTGATACCTTGAAATTTGGAATTGTCAAAGAAACTAAATTTTATAGGAGGTGGTCCAATTAATCTATTAAAGTATGATTGATACTTATTAATCGTTTTGCTTAATTGCATTACTATTATTTTTTTATGCTTGAAAGGTGTGATAAATTGGCAATACAGCCTAGCAAAGATAAAGGCATTATAAGAGAACGAATATTGTCGGACACTTATATTTTAAGCTTAGGGTTTAGTAATAACGATACTTACAACACAAATACAACTGATGAAAAGCTTGAAAGTGGTAAAAAACAGATTTTCATTTATAATGCACCGTCAAGAGATAATTACAGTAATTCAGCAACAGTTGAAACGCTAGTACAAATTGATATTAGTGCGCCTGTTGACCATGCAAGTAAAGCTGATTTATGTGCAGAGCAGATAATTGCATTAATGCAAGATTATGACTTGGGTAATGGTAGCTTAGTTAGCATTGTATCCCCTAGTCCAGTGGCAATAGCGTGTCAAAGTGGTTTTTATTGTGTAGGGATTAGATTATCATACTATACAAGCAAATATAACGAAATTAAAACAATTTAAAATTAGAAAGGAATTAATATTATGGGAACTGTAACACAGCCAATCAATCTGCTTTTTGAAAAAGCAGGAACAATAATGCTTAGAGCGAGGACTAGTTCAGGACCATTAAGCACTTTACCCGAAGATACATATATTGCAAACTCACCAATTGTGAAATCAATTTCAGCTTCAATGTCAAAAGAAATGTACGATATTGAAACAGGAAATAGTATGTATCCTGCTGATAAAAGACCTAAAAAGGTAACTGGCAAAGTATCTGTTAAATTGAATTCATTTGACAGACAATTACACCGTTTTGCAACAGGAGCAACATTAGTTGAAACAAGTACAGGAGCAGTATTCCCTATTGTTGGTGCCGAATACGTTGTGCCGACTGCAACACAGGCAATCGTACTCCCTTATACAGTTGATAGCATTATAGCTATTAAGGTATATGAAACAGGTGAAGCACTTACAGTAACTGAAAACACAGTAGCAACAGGACAATATTCATTTGAAACAGCAGAAAACTTACTAACGTTCTTTTCTGATATGACTGGCAAAAAGATAGTTATATCTTACAATGCAAAAGCTTCTAAAACATCATCTGATGTAATTTCAAGTACACCAGTTGACAGAACATATGAAGTTACGATTATGGGTGAAGCAACAACACTTAAAGGGGCGGCAGGAAGTCAATTTAGTGCTATTGTATTTGATAGTTTAAAGTTTGAGGGTGAAATTAAACCACCTGAAAGAACAAACCAAGCTGGTGATTGGGACATTTCATTGGAAATGGTTGAGCCATATGGAACAAAACCAGTTGAATTCAAGTACGTTGAAAAAACAGATTTAACAGTATTTTCATAACAACACTAACTTAAAGAAAGGGGTTATATACTGACAATATTTATTTATTGAGTATATAGCCCTTATTATTTTTTAAAAAGAGGTAAAACTATGAGATTTAAAAACGATTTAATACTTCAAGAATGTGAATTCTATGCACAAAACAAAATTTATATAGTTAAGCCTATATCTTTTTATTGCATTAGAAAAAAAGAATTTGACAGAGATAATATTTTCACTTATGGCGAAAAATCAAGCGAATTACTTTTTTCTAATTTAATAAATAAACAAGGGCAAAAGAGAATTAACAAATGGCTTGAAAGACTTGTGACAACCTTTGAGGGCGAAACATTTAACCTTAAAAAAATGGCAAATGATGAATGGGATAATAACGATTTAATAAGCTTATTTGAAACTATTTTAGAAATATCTGGACTTTCAGAAAATAAAAGTGAAAATACAGAAAATGAAGAACAAAGTGACGGATATATGAGCTTATATTCAAGTTTGCTGATGAACAGGACAATGACAAGAGAAGAAATATTAAGCAGTTCACTTCCATATTTAATCGAAGTAGCAAAAGAAATAAGCGAAATCCGAGCATTAACCAGTGGCTTAGGTGGTTTTGGTGGAATTGGAATATCAACAGAAAAGCCAAAACAATGCACTAGTATGGAGGACTTTGTAAACTCAATAAATGGATAATAAATTTTAGGAGTGATACATATATGGCAGATAATATTAGTCAATCACAACATATAGCCGAGCTAGATTTTGATATAAGTAAAATATATAGTCAAATGGCTGAAATAGAAAGAGTGCTTATATCAGAGGGAACAAAAATACAAGATATAATTAAGGGTAACTGGAAAATCGGGGATGTCTTGAATGACAATAGTTCCCTTAATAAACAGGCAAATCAAGTCGCCGAACAGCTAAAAAAACACAATGATTTATCTCAAAAAGCAAAGGCACTTGAAGCAGAAAAGCAACAAATTATTAGACAAACCTATTCAATAAACGAAAAGGCTTATACTCTATCAAATAAATTATCATCACTTAAAAATAAAGACGCGACATCAGAAAAGCAGAAACTTGAAGTATTAAAAGACCAATCGGACGAACTTGTAAAGCAATTGCAATTAAATGGCAAGCTGACAGATGAGCAAAAAGAACAGCTTAATATAATGCAGAGAGAGTTACAAGAAACACAGAATTCAATGGCAAAGATATCAAGTGTAAGCGGTGGAAGCAAATATACAATGCTTGACAGATTGAAAAGCTATGCAAGTTATGGTGCATATTCAGCTGTTACGAATTTAGGAAGAAATGCATTTGAAACGGTGAAAGACATTGAATATTCTGTAATGGAAATTTCAAGAGTAATGCAATTAAATTCAGACCAAACATTAGCATTTAAGCAACGGTTATTTGATTTATCTAAGGAATATGGCAGAGCATTTGAAGATGTAACAGAGGTGTCTTTAAGATATGCACAGGCAGGATATGACCAACAAGAAGTAATTGAAATGACAAAATCATCATTACTTGCTTTAAATACTGCTGAATTAGACGTGCAAAATTCAACTAATTCAATGATTGGTATTCTGCAACAATGGAATTTAGACGCTACTGAATTGCAACATGTTATAGATAAGCTTAACTATACTGCTGATAACAATGCAATTACTACACAGGATTTAGTTGACGGACTATTAAGAGCTTCATCAGCTGCTAAAAATGCTAAAATGTCATTTAATGACACAATAGGCACATTAACAGCAATGAAAGAAGCAAGTGGACGTACTGGTAAAGAAGTCGGAAATGCATTAAATTCAATTATAGCTTATGTTCAGAGAAATAAATCGCTTAATGTATTTGAGGGGTTAGGAATAAAAGTTTATGCTGATGAAACAAGGCAAAGTTTTGTACCTATCCTTGATATGCTAGGGCAACTTTCTGAAAAAATTGCAACTGGTGGAGATAGTGTTATTGATACACTAATGAAGCAAACAGAATTAACTGAGTTATATAGTGAAGATTTAGCAATTGCAGCAGGGGCAGAGAACGAATATTCAAAAGCAATTGAATCTACAAACGAAGCTAATAAAGCTGGCTTAACTGACGTTGAAAGAAAAAGTGCGTTAGAACTTGCAGGTATGCACAGACGAAACTATTTTATTGCTTTACTTAGCAACTTTAATAAAATTCAAAAAGTTTCAACTGATTTAGTTAATGCAGACGGTTATTCAATGCTAGAAAATGCTAAACACATGGAAACTTTGCAAGCTAAATTAAATCAGCTTGTAACTTCCTTGAAAGAACTAGCTGTGCAATTAGCAGACGCAGGAGCAATGGAATTAGCAAAGGATATTATTGACACAGCAACAGCTATTAGTGGACTTATAAAAAATACTGGTGGGCTTAAAAATGCATTATTACTTGTTCTCGGTGTTATGTTAATGATTAAACGTGAGAAATGGGCGGCGAGTATTGAAACTGCAATGTTGTCAGTTGGTAAATGTATTCCTGTTTTAAGAAATTATGTAATAGGTTTAGAGAGTGTACAAACAGCACAAAAGTCAACAGCCACAACAGCTACTGCAATGGGGGTTAAAATTAACTCTGCGTTAGGAGTATTAGGACTTGCCATTACTGCATTTAGCTTGGTTAGTGGTGCAATATCAGCATACAACCAAAAGCAAGAAGAAGCTAGACAGCAAGCAATTGAAAATGCGAAAGCAAGTCAAGAAGAATATGAAAAGTTACAAGGGCTTATTCCTCAATATGAAACTTTAGGTAGCAAAACATCTAAAACAGCAGAGGAAAAAGAAACGTTAAAAGATATTCAGGAACAGCTAGTTACTTTGTATGGAGCAGAAGCAGATGGTATTGATGTTGTTAACGGGAAGTATCAAGACCAGTTAGACAAACTTAAAGAACTAAATGTTGAACAACTTAAACAGCTTTATCGAACGCAAAAAATAGCTAATGATGAAACTGGGAATGATGACTTGTTTAAACAAGACAAAAGCATATATTATTTTGAAAGCTTACCTAATTATAAAAAATTCTTAGAAGAAGCCGAAGAACTAAATGGTGTGCATTTTGAAAAAGACGGGATACTTCGAAACTTACTTTCTGGTGAAACTGGATACACAGTTAACACGTGGGATTTATCTGGCATGAAAGAAATGCTAGACCTTATGGACGAATATGGTTATCAAAACACAGAGTTATACAAGAGTATAAATAACAATTATACCAAAACAGAACCTAAAGTTAAAAATTATATTGAGGGGTTAAAAGCAGAGATTGAGGCAGGAGAAAAACTCGGCAAAAGCCAATCTGAACTAGCTATCGCTAGGAGTAAACTTTCTTATCTTAGCTCACAATTTTTAACTAAAGAACAGCAAATGTTTGAAAAGATGACTGGTGAAGAAAAGCAACGGTATTTAGCTGAAGAAATGGCAAGAAAACAATATGAACAAACAATACTTTTAAAAACGGGAATAACTGAAAACACAGAAGACCAAGCACAAAAAACAGCTGAATTAACAACTGAATACGAAAACTTAACTAAACAGTTATCAACTTCTGAAAGTGGAATATCAAGTCTTAATAAAGTAATGGATAGTTTAAATCAAGGGCAAGTACTATCAGCTGACCAGATACTTGATTTAGTTGAAAATTATGGGTTAATGTCAAGTGCAATTAAAGTTGTCGAGGGTGGATATACAGTTGAAAAAGGTGCATTAGAAGAATTAAGGCAAGCTAAAATAAAAGAAGCGACAGATAGCAGAGAAGCACAAATACAAAATAAAATCGCTACATTGCAGGCAACAATTGACCGTACCAGTGCATATTATACCGAAATTCAAGCAATACATGACCTTGCAACTGCACAACAAGCATTGGCTAAAATCAACTCTGATGAAAGTAATGCAGGGCTACATATATCTTCACAAGAGGACGCACAGACACATTATGAAACCGTTGAGAAAAATAAAAAACTCAAAGACGGTATAAAAGAAATTGCCAAGCTTTATGAAAATTTAGACTTAATACAAAACAAGCTTTATTCCAAAATCGGAGTTAGTTCAGATAAAACGTCAAAAAGCACAAGCGAGTTATCTAATAGCACTGAAAAAGCCAAAGACAGCTTAAGCGATATGACAAAAACCTATGAACATCTAAACTCAATGGGTATATATTCACTTCAAGAACAAATTAATTATTTTGAAAATTTAAGACGAAATGTAAAATTAACAGCTGACGAAATAATGAGTGTTGAAAAATCTTTGCAAGGGCTTTATAAGCAACAAATTCAAGAAAAGCTTGATTTAATTGATAAAGAAAAGGACGCAAAATTATCAGCAATTAATGATGTTTATGATACTGAAATTGAAAGGCTCAATGACCTTAAGAATGAAACAAGCATTGATAGGCAAAGTGAAGATTATCAAGAACAGAGGGCAAAGCTCGAAGAAGAATTGTCAGGGTATCGTCAGCGAACAGGAGCAGAAGCAAGAGAGGGCGAGAAAAAAACTCTTGAAAGCATTGCAGACCTTGACAAAGAGTATCAACGGAAATTGGAAGATAACAAAATTGATAGTCAAATTAAGTCACTGGAAAAGCAAAAGCAAAATGAAATTGACATAGTGAATGAGAAATATAACAGAATAAAGGATTTATTTACCAGTACAAACATTGAATTGGTTGCAACAGCAAAAATATTCGCACCACATCTTTATAATAGCTTCACAGAGTTTTTTACTAACCCATTTGAGATGGACTTAAACAGGTTAAAAACTTTAATGAATTCATTAAGTGGTGTTAGCATTTCAGCAAGTTCAAATGCTGGTATTATTCCAAGTAAAATGCCGACACCAACATCAACAGCTACAACACCGACACAAAGGACAGCTAATAAAAATTTTACAGTTGGCGACAAAGTTAAAATATTAGCAAGTGCTGATAACTACGGAGGTACAAGCACAAATGTCAAGATACCTGAAAGCTATAAGAATAAGCCGAATACTATCTCACAAATTGGTTATAATGGAACTCAGGCTTTACTAAAAGAATTATATTCATGGGTTAATATATCGGATTTAGTTAAGGCGAAAACAGGTGGGAAAGCTCTTGAAGACGGTGCTATTTTCATGAGAAAAGATGAATTTGTGGTAAGACCTGACTTGACAAAATGGCTTGAAAAGAAAGCAAGTCAAGACAGTTCCATTACAAATAACAATCAATCACGTTCTGACACACACTATAATGCTCCGTTATTTAACATTGAAAAAGTTGAAATTGCAGATAAGGCAGATTTAAACAGAATGGGCAATCAAGTAACAAGAAAAATTTCAAATAAGGTTGCCAAAACATAAAGGTTACAGATTAATTTGTAACCTTTATTATTTTTTAAGAAAGGTGGCAGTGATAGATGGCAGTACCGTCAATGATAAGTGCCTTGAACTATCCTAAATCCGTTAACACTGGCGAAAAAATATTTTTAGTATGGAAAAATGTTGCTAGTGCAACTTCTTATGTCATTGAGCGAAAGATTGATAATGGCATATATAGTGGTGTTTACACTGGAACAGCAACGAACTTCTTAGATAAAATTCAGTTGGGTTGGAACTCTGTTAAATACAGGGCAAAAGCTGTTAATTCATACGGTGCAAGCGGATATATAGAAACTGAAAGTATTGATATTATTTACATTGACATTAACCAATATGAAAATTGCAGGCTTTACCCTTTTGATATGATACTTAATTTTTCGCAATCCAAATTTGACATAATACCAAACGTGAAAGATACTGAGGAAGAATTTGTAGGAGTTGACGGAACGTATTCAATTGATACTAAATATGAAGCTAGAATGTTTGAAGTTATCGCTTATAGTAGCTTTTTGACACTTCAAGAACGTAATGAGTTAGTATCACAAATCGGAAGCTATTTTGACAAACTCAAAACTTCATCAAGATATTTAAGATATAACAACAAATTGTATCTAGTAAAAATAGCTGATAAACCTGAAATTGAGATATTCCCAAATTGGATTGAATTAAATATATCGTTTAAAGCTCACAATCCACACGGATATAGTGAGTTAAATTTTTTAAAGGGCAATGGCGCTGTAAAAGTTGAGGGCGATAAACAGACATTACCAACCTTTGTGATAAATGGTGTTGCAACAAATCCAATTATCACAGTAAATGGCATTAACTACACATTGTCTAAAGCATTAACATCAAGTGACGTTGTAACTATTAATTGCGAAAAAAGAACGGTAGTGCTAAACAACAACATTAATATTATCGATAAATGGGGAGTTGACTTCCCTTTTTTTAATGTAGGAGAAAACACTATAAGCATTTCAAACGGTGCCATAAAATCATTATGGCGGAACAAATATATTGGATTATAGGAGAATTGGCTATGATAGAAAAAGTAATTAATGTTTACAGCTCTAACAATATATTGCTTGCCCAATTAACTCAAGAAGATTTAACAGAAGTAGTAATTGAAAATCGGCAAAATGGAGAAAGCTTATTAACTTTTAACATTGATTGTGATAATTCTAAGTACAAAGAAATTTCAGGAATGGGCAATGTTTTTATAGCTGACAACAGGGCATATACTGAAACTTTAACAGACGAATGTGTAAATATAAATCACTTAAAAGACGGCACTAAACAAGCTACATTTAACCTTGTTGAGCGTCATTATTCATTAAGATATAATTATGTAACAGCATATAACAGTACTACAGGATATTCAAGTATTGATACTCATATGGTTGTAATTTTAAGTGGTGGCACATCACCTTTAATTGTTAATGGAACAACTATTACACCATCTTATCCAAAAGGGAGTGCAGGCTATGCCTTAACTGCATTACTACATGGGAGTGGTTGGAGCGTTGGAACTGTTGATGTTATTGGTACATATGACCTTGAAACAGACAAAAAAACAATTTATGAAAATATTAAAGAAGTAATACAGCTATGGGGTGGGATTCTTATTATTGATAGCATTAATAAGAAGATTTCACTTAGACAAGACGATATGTATTTGCCAAATAATAATTTCATAATTGAAACTGGTGTGAATGTCAAAGAAATTGAAAAAAATATATCAAAAGATATTGTTACAAGAGCATATGTTTATGGCAAAAATAACTTAAATATTAAATCGGTAAATTCTAATGTTGAATATCTTGATAATTTTTCTTACACACCACAAATTATTAAAAAAATACTCATTAACAATGACATTTCTGACCCAAATCAACTTAAACTTTGGGGAACTATGCAACTTGAAAAACTATGTAAACCACGATTTAATATTGTGGTTGATTTTATTGACAAGAGCTATTTTGAGGGTGGGAGTACTTTTGATACTAATGACATTGTTAGAGTTATTGACAGGGATATAGATTTAGATTACACGGCAAGAGTAATTTATAAAAAATATGATTTTTTTGCACCGTATAAATGCTCTGCAGAAGTTGGAGATAGAAAAACTTCGTTAGAAGATATGTTGGTTAAAACTCTAAGCAATGCCAATGTAACTGAAAATACTATCCCTAGCAACAACTTGATTTCTTCTAGCTTAATTGGAATGGCAGACTCAAAATTAACATTGACAGCTAAAATGCTAACTGTTGAAAATCTTGTTGCAACTAAAGCAACGATTGTAGAACTAAATGCCACAGTAGCAAATATTAACACTCTAATTGCACAAAAAGCAACAATTACAGACTTGAACACTACAAATGCTAACGTAAGTAATCTTAGTGCTACAGTAGCAAACATTAATACCTTAGTTGCACAAAAAGCTGATATTTCATCTCTTAACGCAACAAATGCTACTATAAGCAACTTAAGTGCTACAGTTGCGAATATTGATACTTTGCATTCTAATTTGATTTCTACATTAAGAGCAGATGTGGAATATATCGCCGCAAGATATGTTGAAGTTGGAACACTGAAAGCTAATTACGCTACAATCACGCAATTGAACGGTGTTAATGCAAAATTTGTAAATGGTACATTTAGTGGAACGTTAAGTGGTGCAACTGGGGAGTTTAGTGGGAATTTAACAGCGGGAGTAACTAGCTGTTATGCTATAAATTGTTCAGTTTGGGCTTCTGCTCCTACAGTTGTGACTGGCACGTTAAAACCATTTTTAATGGGTTCTGAAGAATTTACTCCGATGGTTATAACTGATAAGTCTGGAATGAGAGTTAAGGTGTATGGCTATCTAGTTTAGAAATTATGTTATCTATGATGTCATCATTATTAATATTTTGCTCGTAAATATTAGCTATTCCAACTACACCAATCAAATTATTTTCCATATAACTATAGTAAATATTTGGCACTTGGCAAATAGGGTCTTGATATCTGTAGAAATTATTATTTATACAATCACTAAAACGATAAACTACAGCATTGTTTATATCTTTATCTTTTGATGATTTTTTAATACTAGCTAAAGCTATAAAGTAAGCAGAGTTTTCTATTTTTTCATTGTAACATAAAACACAATTTAATACTTCTTCTTTTGGTACAAAATTAAAGTATTCAACACCTTTTAAAATTCCACTAAATTCTTCAGGCTTAAATATCTCATCAAAATCATTCTCAACCCAAGTTAATTCAACACCCTCTTCTGGTGGATATTGCTTTATAACTTCATTAATGGCATTTTTCATATCTTCAAGAGTTATATCGTTTTCAACAATTGATGATAAATCTTCGCTAACTGTTGTTATATCGTTTTCTTTTATTGTATCTTGCAATTCACTCACTTGTGATTGTAATTCTTCAATTTTTTTGTCACTTTCCGACTTGCAACCTGTGAAAACAGAAAATGCCAACGTCAACACAAGCAAAGATGAGGTTATTTTTTTAGCTTGATTATTCATATGGTTATCCCCTTTAAAAATAATTAAGGATATAAGATATTATATCCTTTTTTATATGTTTTATTATACAGTATAGTTAATTTTTGTCAAGTTTTTATTATGAGAGGAATATACTATAAAGTGATATTTTTTCTTATATGCACGTTTGGGTGCATATCTAGGCTTGTTTTTGACTATGGGTGAAAAGCTGTTTTCTCTTTGTTTTGACAAACTGCACATGGTATAATTAACATTATATTGCAATGGTAACAAAATATAAATTATTTTGGTTAATTTTGTTGTAATCTCTCCTAAAACGTGGTAAAATGTAGGAAATATGTTTTTAGGAGGATGGTCAAGATGACACCGAAAAAAGTTTATTTTTATCAGTTGAAAATTATGCACGGGGTGTTAGATACCCAAAACAAAGGCGTAAAGCTAGTTCAACTACATAAAGAAGAATTGTTAACTATGCTAACTAATATAAAAAACAATTGTCTAGACGGGGATAAAGAAAGAAGTTCAAAAATATTCTTATTACCTGAAGACGCAGATAAAACTACAATTGAAATATTTGAATTAGAGAAAAATTTCTTGTTTGGAAGAATAGGAAAAGAAGAAGATATTAATTATTTAATTCAACGGAACAATAAAACCTTAGCTGGTAGTAATTTACCAGTTGACGATAATAACCATGCCGAAAAATGCACTTATTTTTATCTTGATATTGAATTTGGGGTAATCTCGTTTATTTCAATTCAGGGCGCACCTTCTTATCGACGACTTGAAGATTTTTTAAAAGCAGCAATTGATGATAATTCATATTCCGTTTCAGTTTGTGCGGTAATAAACGAAAATCAACTTGAAGTTTTATACAAAAAGCCAAGAGTTTGCGGGTTGCAAGCAAAGGTGACTGTCCCGCCAGACGACATATTGGGCTTAGATGTTATGGGTCTAAGTCAAAAAGATTTTGAAGACCTTGAAAATGTTGACCATGTTTCAATAGCTCTAAATGTTGTTGCTAAAAGAAACAAAAATGTTACTGTTAAAGGTAACCATGAGAACGGACTAATACAAATGTTTGAAAAGATAAAAGAAAAATGCGGTAAAAAATTAGATGTAGCGAAACTTAAAGCAGGTGAAATTAAGGAAAAAAATCAGGAATTTGACGTTTTCGAGCAACTTATTACTTCAAACATTGATTTACCAGATTTAAAAGGCACTATTAATTTTTTAAAAGACGTAAAAGAGGCAATACTAAAATCGTATAACAGCAACAAAGAGGTTATAATTACAAAATTAACAAAATAGGAGGACTATATGAGAATTCAAGTTAATTTTAAAAAGAACAAAATTTTATATATCATAATTAGCATTAGTATTATAAGTTTTGCTACAATAATTTTAAAAGGAATTATTCCTAAACATTCAGATTTTTTTAACAAGATATATAATAATTCGGATATTCACTATAGCTTAATATCTTTAAATGCGGTAATTGCCGGGTTTTTATTTACTGGAGTGGGATTAATCTTAACGCTTTTAGGAAATCAAAGCGTTAAAAGACTTTGGGACAATGGGTACATGGACAACATGTATCATTCGATTATAGTTAGTATATTTATGCACATAATTTCAGTAATGTTTGGGTTTATGTGTGTATTTGATTTTATAGAAGATAAATATTCAAACTATATAGCTTTCTCAGAATTATTTTTTGCTTTGACCGGCATTATATTATTTTGCTTAAGTACTATAGAATTGGTCGGTGCAATTAATGTTTTTAAGAGAAAAAATTAAACAATCTAACACTCCCCCCGTGGAGTGTTTTTCTTTTCCCCAAAACAACAAATAAAGCACATCATTAATTTGGTGTGCTTTTTATATTAATTAGGAGGTGTTATCTTGGAAAACAAAGAACTTTTGTCACAGGTAATTACAGCTTTAAACACAATTGAAGTTAAAGGGTACAGTAATTCAAAAACCCTTTGCAA